GTAGAGGAAACAAATACTAACAAAGTCGTTGGTGTTGTTAGGTTTGGATCTCCTACTATCAATAGTAAACCCAGAAACAATTACTTTGATAAAGTTCTTCCTCTGTCTGACATCAATGCTCATTTTGTCATGGGGTTTAATATTGTCCCAACTCAACCTTTTGGGTTTAATTACTTGGGAGGAAAACTTCTTGCCCTCTTAGCATGTTCTAAGGAACTAAAGCAACAGTTTGATGAGAAGTATGGAACAGATCTTAAATACTTTGAGACTACATCTCTCTATGGAACTACCAAGGGTGTGTCCATGTATGATGGCCTTAAACCCTTTCTAAGGCACATAGGGGACACTGAGAGCAACTTCCTTCCACTCTTTCATGACGATGAGTTCCGCGATTTCTTCTGGTGGTTCAATGAGCGTAATGGTGGGGAGCGTTTGATTTCTGCAGATAAGTCATCTAAGAAACTCAAGATTCAGACCAAGATGATTTCTATCATCCGCAATTCTCTTAAGGATGAAGAGAAATTAAAAGAGTTCAATGATTGTATTGAACACGCTAAGTCCTTGACTGAGAAGAAGAGATATTACTTTGGCAAGTTTGAACACACCAGTGATGAAGCAATTACTTGGTGGAAGAAGAAAGCAACTAAGAGGTATGAAAAACTAAAGTCTCAAGATCGACTGAGAACTGAACTTGAGATCTGGGAACCTGGTGTTGATTTGGAGATTATTAGATAATGGAATTAAAAGACTGGTTAAATTCAATTAACTTCAACAAGGAGGATCTAAGTGAGAACATTAGCTCTTACCCTCCATATATCATTAATCGTTGTTTGTCTGGGCACCTTGATTGTGTCATGTTTGCTAATGAGATGAACAAAAATTCTCACTTGGATAAAGATATGCAATATTCTTTTTATCTAAATAGCCTGAGGAAAAAGAAGAGATTTTCTCCCTGGCTCCGTAAGGATAAAGTCACGGATCTCGAATGTGTCAAAGAATACTATGGTTATAGTAATGAGAAGGCATCACAAGCTCTGAAAATTCTGACTAAAGAACAGATTAACTTTATTAAACAACGACTTGATATTGGAGGCACAAAATGACTTCTACAGTTGAACCTACTGTTGAATGGTCACAAGACCAAATGGTAGAGGTTATGCTTAATGAACCAGATGATTTTCTCAAAGTCCGTGAAACACTGACGCGCATTGGAGTTGCATCACGGAAGGAAAAGAAACTCTATCAATCCTGCCACATTCTTCATAAGCAGGGAAGATACTTTATTGTACATTTTAAGGAACTGTTTGCTCTAGATGGTAAACATGCCAATCTTACATTGAATGATGTACAACGTCGCAATCGAATTACTCGTCTCTTAGCAGATTGGGGATTGATTTCTGTTGTGAAGCCAGATGCCGTTTCTGATATTGCCCCTCTTAATCAAATCAAAGTCCTGGCATATAAGGACAAGGGAGATTGGATTCTTGAGCAGAAGTACAACATTGGTAAGAAGACCAAACCTCAGGAAACCGAATAAATAATTCTGCGATCTTTCGTGCGGTCGCTTCAAAAGTCGGAAACCCTTACAAGGAGATACGGTTGTTACTGTATCTCCTTTTTTAATGTTATGCTATAAATATATGTGGTTGCCTTCGGGGACCACACAATCTAATCTCGCTTTAATAAGGAGAAGTAAAAATGACTAATCTCGCACGGTTTACTGCGTCAGATCTTCCTGAGCTTTTGGATAAGATCTCAAAGAATAGTATTGGTATGAATGAATACCTAAATAGGGTATTCGACTTACACGAAACAACGTCGAATTATCCCCCATATAATCTAGTCACGGTTAGTAACGTAGAATCAAGACTAGAATTAGCACTAGCAGGATTTAGAAAAGCAGAAGTTAATGTCTACACACAAGATGGAAAACTCTTTGTCGAAGGACAAAAAGAAGACAAAGAAAGCAACACAACATATGTCCACCGAGGAGTGGCTCAAAGATCTTTCACCAGATCTTGGACCCTCAGTGATGAAACGGAAGTTAGATCAGTTGAATTTGAGGATGGGTTGCTGAGTATTGTTCTGGGAAGAATTGTTCCAGAATACCATCAAAGGAAAGACTGGTTCTAAATAGTTGCGGCTACCTTGTTAAATATCGTCGCCGCAGAGGGGCAACTGGCAAAATCCAGTTGACGCCCCTCTTTTTTCTTGGTAGAATACTCTTGAAGTTAAAATGTCTCATGGCACCCAAGAAGAAAGAGTACGTCGATGTTGTCCTACCTGTCTCAGGTGATGGTGTTGACTATGAAGTAATCAGTCGTAAAATCACTGAGAACGCACATCGTCAATGGGATGACATCAAATCAGATCCTTATGATGAGATTGTAGAGGTCCGTAAGAAGACTTGTTACGGTAATCCTGAAGAGGTTTTTGAAACTTTTGAAACAGTACGTTATCGTAAGTACAAACCTGTCCCTGAACTTCCTACAGAGGTCAAAGTTGAAAAACAAAAAGTTAAAAAAGAAGTAGAAGTAGAATCATGACTATTAAATTAATGCTGCTGAAGTCTGGTGAAGACATCATTGCTGATGTTAGTGAGATGACTGTTGGTGAGGAAGATGATAAGAGAGTTGTTGGATACTTTCTAAATAAACCTTGCGTAGTCAAGATGCGCCAACCAGAACTTCTTACTGAACAGAGTGAAGGACCAAGAAAGAAAGCAGGATACGAAGTATCTCTATTCCCATGGATGCCTCTTGCCGTAGAAGAAACCATTCCTGTTGTTGCTGACTGGATTATTACAATGGTTGATCCTGTGATCAAACTCAAGCAAATGTACATTACTGACATCGTAAATTACAAGAAAGATGGAACAACAAGAGAAGATAATCAAACTGATAGTCCTGACAAACCAGTCAAAGTTGATCTCGCAGGTTGATCAAGTAGGAGCCGACATTGGCGAACCAGATTGTAAACTGACCAAACCATATGAGGTAATCTTACAAGAAGATGGTAAACTATTTCTAATCCGTTGGTTGGAAGGTTTCACTCCTGAAGATACTTTTATGCTGAGTTCTGATAAAATTCTAACTCTTACCGAACCCACGCAACAAATTCTTGATAGTTACAAAGGTCAAATTTAATGGCATTATCTAAAAATACACTTGAACACTTGTGTGATGCAGAATCTCACATGCGAGCAGCAATCAAATCTGCTGCAGTGAATGAAAAACCGTTGGTTGTAAAACAACTAGCTGAGATTCTCATGAGCATGGAGCAAACTAAAAAGTTTGACGAAATCATGGATATGTTAGATAATAGAGAACCTGGTAGCAGCGGCAACTTTGGTCCATTTTTTAATAATGAGGATGAATGAAGTTTTACACTAATGTTCAATTGATCGGGAATCAGGTTTTGGTTCGTGGCGTTGATAATGGTCAGAGATACGAGCACCGTGATGAATTTCGCCCAACACTCTTTGTAAAATCAAAGAAAGATTCTAAGTACAGAACATTAAGTGGAGAAGCAGTAGAACCTATCAAACCTGGAAGCGTTCGCGATTGTCGTGAGTTCTATAAAAAGTATGATGAAGTAGATGGATTTGCTATTTACGGCAATGACCGATACATCTATCAATACATCTCAGAGAAGTATCCTGAGGATGAGATTAAATTTGATATCAGTCAGATCAAACTAGTCACACTTGATATTGAGACCACTGCTGAACATGGATTTCCTGATGTAGAGTCTGCTCAGGAAGAGATCCTTGCGATTACTATTCAGGATTATACGACAAAGGAGATTATTACTTGGGGTGTAAAACCTTTTGCCAATAAGCAAAAGAATGTTACCTACCATCATTGCCCCACTGAACAAGAACTTTTAAATCACTTCATCGGTTATTGGATGCAGGATGTTCCTGACGTAGTAACTGGTTGGAATATCCAAATGTTCGATATCCCATATATCTGCAAGCGTCTCAATAGGGTGCTTGGAGAAAAGTTAATGAAACGTTTCTCTAACTGGGGTCTTGTGACTGAGGGAGAGATCTATATTCAGGGTAGAAAGCAAATTGTCTTTGACGTTGGTGGATTGACCCAACTTGACTATCTTGATCTGTATAAAAAATTTACTTATAAAGCACAAGAGTCTTATCGTTTGGACTATATTGCTGAGGTAGAACTGGGTCAAAAGAAACTTGATCACTCTGAGTTTGACACCTTTAAAGATTTTTATACGAAGGGGTGGCAGAAGTTTATTGAATATAACATCGTTGACGTAGAACTTGTTGACCGTCTGGAAGACAAGATGAAGTTGATTGAACTTGCATTGACCATGGCATATGATGCTAAGGTCAATTATGCAGATGTATTCTATCAAGTTCGCATGTGGGATAACATCATTTATAACTATCTAAAGAAGAGGGATATTGTTATCCCTCCTAAGATTAGGTCTGATAAAAACGAAAAGTACGCAGGTGCTTATGTCAAGGAACCGATTCCGGGAAAGTATGATTGGGTGGTGTCTTTTGACCTTAATAGCCTATATCCTCATCTTATTA